ATCGCATGTGGCGCGCGCATGGCGCAGCCGGGCGACGGCACACCGCCGATCTGGATCGAGGACAAGGGCAGCGGCACGATCCTGATCCAGCAAGCCCAGAGGCGCGGCTGGAACGCCATCGCCATTGAAGGCAAGATCACGGCCGCCGGCAAGGATGCGCGCGCGATCAGCGTCAGCGGCTACTTCCACCGGGGCGAGATCAAGTTCAGTCGCCACGCATACGAGAAGATCATCACGTTCAAGAACGCCAGCCGGAACCACATGTTGGCGCAATTGCTGTCCTACCGTGTGGGCGACAAGAAAGCTGCGACCCGCGCTGACGACCTGCTCGACACCGCTACGTATGCCGTGGCGATCGCGCTGGGCAACGACGAGGGCTTCTGACACCGTGCGGCTCACATCGCACTGGTGTGGTTTGGCGCGCGCATGCTATGGAATGCAGCCGCATCCGTGTGATGCGGTCGTATGTGGTTTCTCCCTCAAACTTCCCCCGGTCAGCGCCGCAGCGATTGCGCGCTACCGGGGGCTTTTGCACGCCAGGGCGCTCTTTGTTGCGCGTCATGCGTGACAATGCACGCAAATCCGTGAGATTGATGAGCCCGATCTCACCGGAGGAAGCCATGGCCCACTGCACAGCATTCCGTCACCAGGGACTCGTCGGGCTCAACCGCGCGGACGGCACCGCCATCATGCTGACGATGGAAGAGGCCGTGGCAGTCGCCGACCTCATCGGCCCGTCATCCGAAGCACGGACCGCGGTGGCGCGGCACCTGGACGCGCATAGCCAGCTCCTGGGCAGCCGCCACAGCGACCGCCAGGTCTGATCCATCATGTCGGGCACGGTGTCGATTAATGGCGCGGCGCTGGGTTCGCGGCTCCAGCAAGTTCTGCTGACCGACGACATCGTGCCCGGCGCTGACGTGGGCTATGAAATCTGCAAAACCATCTACCTCTACCACCCGATGGGCGGGAAAATGGTCGACACGCCCATCAGCCTGGCGCAGTCGCAGGCGCGCGTGCTGTCGATCCCCGATGGCCCCGAGGACACGGTTCGCGACGCGTTCCTCCGCGAGTGGGAAGACCTGCGCGCTGACCAGCACATCGCCACCGCCATGAGCCTGGCGCGCACGTATGGCGTCGGCACCTTGGGCCTTGGCGCCGTCGGCGTGGCGACCAACGATCCGATTAACTTCGCTGCGCTGGCCAAGCAGCAGATTTTTATCTCGACGTTCGATCCGCTGAATACCGCTGGCAGCCTCGTGCTCAATCAAGATCCGCAGTCAGCCGATTTCCAGAAAGTCACCAGCGTGTCAGTGGCGGGGCATACATGGCATCGCAGCCGGGTGGTGGTCGTGATGCACGAAAAGCCGATCTATATCGCGTACACCGGCTCCGCATTCGGCTACGTCGGCCGCAGCGTATTCCAGCGCGCGCTCTATCCCCTGAAGTCGTTCATCTCGACCATGGTCACCGACGACATGGTCGCCCGCAAGGCGGGTCTCATCATCGCCAAGATGAAGCCGGCAGGGTCCGTGGTCGACCGCCTGATGCAAAAGATGTTCGCAGCTAAACGCCAGATGATAAAAGAAGCGGAGACCGACAACATCATCGGCATTACGACCGAGGAGTCGATCGAGAGCCTGAATTTGCAGAACATCGACGGCGCCGGCAAATTCGCGCGCGACAACATCATCACCAATATTGCGCTCGCTGCGGACATGCCTGCCAAGTTGCTCAACGAAGAGACTTTCGCCGAGGGCTTTGGTGAGGGCACCGAGGATGCAGCCAAAATCGTGCGATACGTCAAGAGCGTGCGCGAGGCGATGAACCCGCTCTATGCGTTCATGGATCGCGTGGTGCAGCATCGGGCATGGAACCGGGACTTCTTCGCAACGGTGCAGGCACAATTCCCAGACGAGTATGGTCGCGTCACCTATGAGCAGGCCTTCACGCGCTGGCAGAATTCGTTCACCGCGACGTGGCCCAGCCTGGTCGAGGAACCTGAGAGCGAAAAGGTCAAGGTCGCCGAGACGAAGCTGAAGGCCATCATCGACCTGCTGGGCGCGCTGATGCAGGTGGTAGACCCCGACAACCAGGCGCGATTGATCGAGTGGGCTGCGAGCAACTTCAACGCCTTGCGCGAGATGTTCACGGAGCCTCTGGAGCTGGACTACGAGGCGATCCGCGACCACGCACAGCAGCAAGCGGATGCGGCCAAGCAGCAACCGCCAGGCGGCATGCCGGGCGCGCCAGGGGGTGGCGGCCCGGAGGGCGAGGACGGCGGCACACAGGCGGCGCTGGGCGGGGAGGGCGGCGGGGAAGCGCCGGCAGCCGCAGCCAGCGAAGAAGCTGCCCCAGCCCCCGCCCAGGCAGCGCGCGCAGCCGCAGCGTAGCCAGACGATGGCAAAGCCCCAAACTCTCTTTGAGGTCATCACCGCTGCGGTCGCTGACATGACGGAACACGGCTTCGACAGCCAGCGCCGGGTCGACGAGTGGATGGCGAAGATCGCTGCGGCCGCCAAGCGCACGCTGACCCCAGAGGACACCCTGGACCGGCTGCTGCGCGATACGCTGAAGGGTCTCTACCAGCGGCTGGTCGACGGCGGCCGGATCGCTCGCATGCACCCCGGCGTGTCGGCGTTCACCTTGCGCGAGGTCAAGCCGAAGCTGCGCGCCGAGCTGGATCGACGCATCATGACCTCGGCCAGCCTGATCACGCTGAATCGGGAACAGTCGATCGCCAAAACCATGCAGCGCTTCCAGGGGTGGGCGTCGTCAGTGCCGGCGGGCGGCTCGCGCGTCACTGATCGGCGCGAGGTGAAGTACGACGTAGGCAAGGCGCTGAAGCAACTCCCGTTCCAAGAGCGGCGCGTGATCATCGACCAGGGCCACAAGCTCACCGCCAGCATCAACGACGTCATCGCGCAGGACGGCGGCGCGATCGCCATGCGCTGGCACTCAAACTGGCGCGAGACCAACTACGACTTCCGGAAGGACCACAAAGCCCGCGACGAGAGGGTGTATCTGGTCCGCGACTCGTGGGCGCACAAAAAGGGCTTCGTGAAGCCCGGCGCTGCTGGATACCTCGACGAGATCACACAGCCGGCGGAGGAGCCGTTCTGCCGGTGCTTCGGCTCATACCTCTACTCGGTGCGCAAGCTGCCCGAGGAAATGGTGACCAAGACCGGCCGCGAGGCCCTGGACGCTGCACGGGCAAAGGTGAAAGCATGATCGACGCCGACAAACTCGACCGCGTTCTGCTCCTCACCAACAGTCTGCTGGATCGCCTTACTCGCATCGAGCATTCGCGCGGCCGAGCCGACACCGCCGAGTTCGACGAGTCCAAGATTACGAGGGCGGAGGATGGGAAATTCAGCCTCAGCGGTGGTCCCGCTTCCACCCCGGCCAGCGCGCGCAAACAGTCTGGCACCGGCGCGGAGAAGGGGGCGCCGAAAGTCAAGCCGCCGCCACGGCAGGAGGAGCCGTCTGCTGTCCCGACGACGGGCCGCGCAGCGAGCCACGCTGCCACAAAGGTGGTGGACGGCAAGAGGACGCTCGCGAACGGCGCAGCACTTCCTGCGCATGTGCTGGCTGCGAAAATCCCGCCTAACTGGCTCAGCGTCACGGTTGACCAAAACCCGAAAGCGGAGCTGATCGCCGCGGGAAGGGACGCCAAGGGTAGGCCGACCGCAATCTACTCAGCCGAATTCGTGGCAAAGCAGCAGGCGTCGAAGTTCGCGAGGGTGCAGGCGCTCGACAAGGCGTTTGACAGCATAAAACGCAAAAACGACGCCCAAGCGAAATCCGAGAACCAAGCCACCAAGGATGCGGCCGACTGCACGGACCTGATCATGAAAATGGGGCTCCGGCCTGGGTCGGACAGCGACACGGGCGCCAAGGTCAAGGCGTTCGGCGCGAGCAACCTCTTGGGCAAGCACGTCGTGCGCGATGGCAACGAAGTTCGGCTGAAATTCGTCGGCAAGAAGGGCGTGAACCTCGACCTGCCCGTGGAAGATCCAGGGTTGCGAGCGATGTTGACAGCACGCGCTGGCGGCGCGGGTGCTGACGGTCGCTTGTTCGGCACGCTCAACCAAATCAAGCTCGGCGCCCACGTTAAGCAGATTGGCGGCAAGTTCAAAACCAAGGATTTCCGGACATTGCTCGGAACGCGCACCGCAGCGTCTCTGGTGACAGGACCGCCACCGACCTCAGCAAAAGCGTTTCAGGCGATGGCGATGGAAGTGGCGAAGGTCGTTTCGGCCAAGCTGGGCAACACGCCGGGTGTCGCGTTGCAAAGCTACATCAACCCTGCAGTTTTCGCCCCTTGGAGGTCGGCCATGAATGAGCTCATCCGCGCGGACGCAGACGAGCCGCTGCCCGACAGCAGCTTCCCCGAGGCGTTCTTCGGCACGGCGGAAACCCCGCCGGCCGAATGGGACACCGACGACAGCGTCGACGACGACGAGGAACTGGCAGAGAACCCGCCGGGCCTCGTGGCCATGCTGGGATTCGACCCCAGGACGGCTTGAGGCCCGGTTGCGTCACAGGATGATCGTACAACTGGCGCCGCACGGATTGGCCCACCCTACGGTCAGCGCGATGTCTGCGGCAGCGCGTGCCTCGATCCAGACCAGGGCGAGCCCGGTCATGGGGGTCTCGTCGTCGTAAAGCAGCCACTGGCGCTGGAATTCGGTGGCTGCGACGGCAGCGGAGACGCCGGCCTCATTGAGGATGCGAGCGGCAGCAGTCGCGGCCCGTTCGCGGTCTGCGTCGTCCACCGACCGCGCGCCATAGACGATCTCGATGCTCACGCTGCGCGCGGTGTTCGGTCCGCACTCGTCCCATGCAGCGTGACGGTCATCCATGTTCGGGCGATTCCACTCGCCGTCGGCGCACCGTTCGGCGTTGCCATCTGCCAGCGTGCGCGCGGACCCATCGGCCAGCGATGCGTCTGTGGTGCCGGGCGGGTGCAGGCTCCACCCGCCGTCGCCCGCGTCAGACCGGCAGAGCACCAGGTTGCGGGCCATATTCAGCACCCCGCGCTGGTGCAGCGGATCGTGGTGACGTACTCGCACTCGCGCTCGACGCTGTCGATTGTCTCCTGGTCCTGGCCGTCGTCGACGAGGGGCACCGCCTCGGAGCCGCGCACGTCAGCCCGGTAGACGTGGTAGCCGGTCTCATTGCTGTGCAGGTCGTGGCGGCTCTCTTCCGCGTACAAGCGGCCGTGGGCGGAGATGCTGGCGTCAAGCCGGGCAACCGCCTCCAGCGGGGTTTCGTCCCGCGCGGCGCCGTCCAGGTCGCCGGTGTCGCCGAAGATGCAGCCGGAGCTGTTGTCGATCATGATGTAGCGGGGCATGGCGAAGTCTCCTGTGTGCGGGTGTGGGGATTAGGCGAGTGCGTCGCGTGCCCGCTGCTGCGCGGCACCGAGGGTGCGGAGGTTGGCGCGAAGCTCGGCGGGAGTCATGCGCGGCGGTGGTGGCGTCGGGTTGCACGGCTCGCACCGCACGGTATCGCCGCGGCCTGCCGGGTCTGGCATCCGATGCCAGCCGCTCCCACCGCAGTTGCGGCAGGGGGGAACGATGCGGAGAACCATCAGGAGGCCCTCATGGCGTAGTACCCCCGGATGATTTCCAGAAGGATGCGTTCCGCCTTGTTGTGGGTGTCCTTCCACTTCTTGCCCTCCCTGCTGCAAATCAGGTCGGTGCGGCGGCGCATCGCCTCGACGAAGATTTCATGCGGCCCGTGGGTCTGGCTGTAGGCCAGGCGGTCGGTGCTGATCAGGCGGATGTTGCTGTCGCTCATTGTCGTCTCCTGTGTGCGGGTGCGTCAGACGTAGCGGCTTGCGTGTGCCGGGTAGCCGTTCACCGCGTCGAGTGCCTGCTGGGTGACGTCGCGGCCGTCCTGGTCCAGCACGCGGCGGAGGTTGCCGGTGTGGGCGGCCTGGTAGGATTTGCCGGCGGCACGCAGCGTGCGGTGGGTGCTGATCTCGCTGGTGTCCTGCTGGTCGATGTTGGCGAAAACGGTGTAGGCCATCGTCGTCTCCTGTGTGCGGGGGGGCTCAGGCTGCGGCATAGGCTGCGGCGAGAGCGATTTTGTAGTCGGCCGCAGCGGCTGCGCGGGCTGCGTCGGCTGCAACGCTGGCTGCGCGGGCTGCGCGGGTGCCGCTGGCCCGGTAAGCCCGGTATGCGGCTGTGGCGGCTGTGGTTGCGACAGCGACGGCGTCGTGAGCGACGGATGCGGCTGCGGCTGCGGCGGCTTCGGAGCAGGTCTTGGCCATCTGGGTATCTCCTGTGTGCGGGTGTGGGGATTAGGCGAGTGCCGCGCGTGCCCGATCCTGCGCGGCAGCGAGGTCGTCGAGGGCGGCGCGGCAACCGGCGGTGTCGGTCCCAGCCGCGTCCCACGCGTCGGTTGCGGCGCGGATAGCAGCGCGGGCGCTGGTCAGTTCCGCGGCGCGTTCCGCCGAGAGGTTGGCAGTGGTGCGATTGGCTGTGAGGTCCATGGCGTGCATCCTGTGCGTGCCGGCACAATCGCCGCGCAGTGGTTTTATAGGCGGTTTTCGATCGGATTGCCAGCGTTTTCGCGCGAAATGATTGACGCGCCTGTTGTGAAGCACGAAAGAAGGAATCGCATATCGAGATAAACAATGTGATTGCGGCTGCCGGCATCCTGTTCATGGTCCCTGACGGTCGCGTGCTGCTGGTGCGGCGCAGCGCCGAGGGCGACCATGCGGGCGAGTGGGGCACGCCCGGTGGGAAAATAGAGCCAGGCGAAACGCCCGCACAGGCAGCCATTCGCGAGGCTGCAGAGGAAGTCGGCGCAGACCCGAAACTATCAGGCGACCCGGCCAGGCTGCGCCAGTGGACGCGACGCCAGGCCGATGGCGTTGACTGGACCGCATTCCTGGTGCCGGTGGCGGAGCCGTTCGAGCCGCGGCTGAACGGCGAGCACGACGCAGCCCAGTGGGCGTATCCCAGCGAGGCGCCCGAACCCCTGCATCCCGGCGCCGCGGTCACGCTGGCGCGGATCGACATGGACGAGCTCGCCGTCGCCCAGGCGGTGCGCGATGGCGACCTGACCAGCCCGCAGCGGTACGAGAACATCGCGCTGGTGGCCATGCGCATCACAGGCACAGGGATGGCATACCGCGAGGGGCTGAACGAGCACGTCTGGCGCGATCCGTCGCTCTACCTCACCGATCGCTTCCTCGCCCGCTGCAACGGCCTGCCCGTGGTGATCGAGCATCCCGAGACCAACGTGCTCGATTCCGCGGAGTTCGCTGCCCGCGTGGTCGGCACGATCATGCTTCCATATGTCAAGCAAAATGAAGTATGGGGGGTTGCGAAGGTGTACGATGATTCGACGATCCAGATGATCGAAGACCATCGTCTGTCAACTTCTCCGGCTGTGGTATTCCGCTCTGCCGCCGCGAACACCACAGAGAAGACTCATGACGGCGGAACCCTCCTGATCGAGGGCAAGCCGAGCCTACTGGACCACCTCGCGATCTGCGAGCAAGGCGTCTGGGACAAAGGCGGGGCACCGACCGGCGTCGCCACCACAGCAACTAACGGAGAGCCCCCCCCCGTGGACCCGAACATGAAGACCGATCCCTCCGCCCCCCCGGTCGATCCCACAGCCAAAATCGACCAGCATGACGCGGACATGGGCGGCAAGCTCGACGCGCTCCTGGCGCGCTTGGATGGCATGGCCACCCGGATCGACGCGATGGATGGCGGCAGCAGCGCGTCCCCGCCGCAGCTCGCCGAACCGGACCCGACTCCGCCGGTGGCTGATGCTGCTGCCGGCAACGACGGCGGCGAGGAATTTCCGCCCGAGATCGCATCGATGCCGACAGAGACGGCGGTCGATCGCATGCGCAAGGACGCTGCCTGCGCCGGCTGGTCCTCGTCGCAGAAGACAAAGGCCGACGCCGCGGCCAAGGAAACCGAGGCGGTCCGGGCCAAGGACGCCGCGCTGGTGCGCATGGACAGCGCCAACGCTCGGATGCGCAGGGAGATCGACGCGCTCACGGCGCGCATCATGCCGATGCCGGAAAACGAGGGCCGCGAGCTGGCCGCCGAGCAGGTCCGTGCCGACGGCGTCTATGCTGCGCACGGTGGTGCTGCCAGCCGGCCGGTCCAGGGCGAAACCCTGGTCGCATACCGGCGCCGCATGGCGCAAGGCATGCAGAGGCACTCCTCTGCGTGGCAGAGCATCGACCTGGCCACGCTGCCGTCGCCGGCGCTGGAGCTGGCTGCGCAGGCGATCTACGCCGACGCAGCGATCGCGGCGCGCAACCCGCTCGACGTGCCCGAGGGCATGCTGCGCGAGATCGTGACCCAGGACAGCACCGGACGCCGAATCACCAACTTCGTCGGCGAACCCAGTGCATGGATGTCGCAATTCATGGCAAATCGTCGCCGGGTGACCGGTATCAGCAACGGGAGCCGCTAATATGTCCATGTCTTTTAACCCGGCGCAGACGACGAACGCCCGCGGCTCGTTTGGCACCGGATGGACCGGCCTGATCCAGGGCACTGCGCTCGACAGTCCGTCCGTGCGCAACTCGCTGGCGGGCGGCGTGCTGGCCACCACCGAGACGCTCCCCATGTGGGGCGGTGTCGGCATCAGCGAGACCGTCCCGTCCTCGCCGATGACCGCCGCCGGCACGTTCGGCGGCTCCATCCGGCGCGCTGCTCTGCTCACCGGTGCGGTGGCGCTGACCGGATTTTCTGTGTTCGACCAGAACCACAGCGCCATCAACACGCCGCAGTCGCCCGTTCCCCTGGTCGGCATCGGCGCGACGATGAATTTCTACCGCCTGGGCTCGGAGGCGCGCATCGCGGTGGCTGCGGACCCCGTGCTGGCGACGCTCGGCGGCGGTGTCATCAACGCCCAGGTCTCCTGGGACTTTGCGCAGCAGCGCTTGGTGCCGTTCGTGGCTGCCTACGCCGCCAACGTCATCACCAACGCCGTCTGGTCGGCCGGCGCGGTGACGCTGACCACCACCAGCGCACACGGCCTGGTGGTCGGCTCGGTGTTCACGGTCGGGGGCTTCGTGCCTGCCGGCTACAATGGGACATTCACCGCCATCGCCGGCACCACCGGTTCCACAATCATCTATGCGCTGACGTCCGACCCCGGCGCCGATACCGTGCAGGGCGCTCTCGCTGCCGGTGGCGGCGCGCTGAACGTCCGCGTGCTCAGCATGCAGATCGGCACCAGCATGGTGGTCGCGTTCGACTCCGTCACGCGCTTCGCCACATGGAATGGCGCCGGCACCGCTGCGATCATCCTCATCTGACCTGTCAGCCGGGCGGTAGCACCCGCCCGGCCGCCGCCCCCCATCGCATCCCGGCCACCGGCCGGCGACCAGGAGACCCCCGCCAGTGGCCAACATCGCCCCCGCATTCGTGACGGTAAATCCGTCGTTCATCGAGCCTGGCTTGCTGCTGCCCTACGCCCAGGCTTCCGGCGCTTTCGATCTGATCGCCGAGGGCCAGCCACTCGCACGTCTCAGCGAAGGCGACCTGTTCGTCTACCTCAAGCAAATCCAGCTGCGCACGCAGATGGCCGCAGGCCAGGCCGCCTACAACTCGCTGCCGTCCATCTCGACCACCATGTCGATGATCAGCACGCCAACCTATTTGCTGCGCGTCCGCGGCGAGTACGACCACCACGATACCGCTGCGATGTCTCGCTGGGGCGTGCCGATCGAGAGCGCGCAGCGTCTGGGCATGCAGCAGGGCCATTTCCAGCTGATGCGCTCGGCGCTGCTCGACGGCTTCAATCCGGCAAACGGCGAAGGATTGCTGAACACCGCTGGCGCCACCGCCACCACCCTGCCTGCCGACAGCAACGGCAACACCACTGTGCTGACGTACGACAATGGGCAGCTGGGAGTGTGGATCCTGTCGCAGCTGGCCGCGCTGAAGACCCGCACGATGCAGCTGGGCCTGGGCCAAGAGATCACCATCTGCGGGCCGCAGCGCACCCTGTCCGTGATGGAGTATCAGAATATCGTGCAGCTGACGCAGTTCCAGCGCATCGGCGCCGGCAGCCAGACCACCGCCGGCATGGTCAAGGATGTCGCCGACATGAACGGCGACACCATCATCTGGACGTACGACGACACGCTGGTCGGCAAGGGCGCCGGCGGCACCGACGCGGTCATTATGACCATGCCAAAAGTCAAGAAACCCTCTGTGCGCGGCGTGAATACGAACGTGTTCGCAAAGCTCGCGCCGGGCATCGAGGCATGCACGCTGATGTATTGCGACATGGCAGCGCCCCGTGAAATCCCGACGGCTCTGCCTGGCGGCGCGATCGACGTGCTCTCCGAGCTGCGCATCACCAGCGGCTGGGGCGTGCGACCCGAGGCAGTCACCATCATGAGCATGCCGTACGCATAAGCCGCGCCGTAGACCGCTCCGGGCGCGCTACGCGCCGGGGCGGCGCAGAGCCGGGGGGAAGCACCCGGCCTGGCCACCCTCCCCGCCACGGCCGCGCTGCGCTGCCACAAAAGGCTTCTCCATGAAGATCTATGTCGCCAACACCACACGCCAAGTCCAGGACTTCCAGTGGCGATCGATTGGCGGCAAGGAGGCGCGGCGCATGCCGATCGATGTCGGCCAGCAGGTCTCTCTGCCCGGCGAGTGGAACAGTGAGGACGTGGCGTATCTGGAGGAGCAGCACCGGCGCTACGGGCTGATCCCGGTCGATGAGATCGACCGCACCCGCGACTTCGTCGGCATCTGCTACTCGGTCGACAAGCCGATCGCTGTCGAGAAGATCCGGCGCGCGCTGGCCTCGAACCAGGAGGTGCTGGAGGAGCGTGGCCGCATGCTGCGCCAGCATGCTGCGGTGGCTGTGGCCGGCATGGTGCAGCAGAATCATCCCGAAGCCGGACTCACCTCGCTGGAAATGACCATCCAGGAGGAACGCACGGACGGCGGCGCGTTGGCGGTGAACGAGGGCATCCGCGTGGACGCCACTGGCGCAAGCGGACCGCCGACGCCCGGTACGGGCCGAGGCGGCAAACGCCGCGCTGCGTAGAACAGGCCATGTCGGGCAGCACCATCCCCACGCAAGCCGGCTTCCTGCTCTGGGTGCGTTCCAGGATGGCCGTGCCGGTCGACGCGCTGCCCGACGACAGCGTCTTCATCGCCTACGCCTACGACGTGGCGATTGCCATCGCGAACCCAGAGCTGGCCGCGGTGCCGCCGATCTACATGCTCGCCGTCTACAACCTCGCCGGCGACAACCTGGTGAATTTCGCTCCCGACGTGCCGCCATCGACATATTGGTCGGACCTGCGCACGAGCTTCGCGACATTCGCATTCGCCCCTGGCGTCGTCACATCGTCCAGCGACGGCGGCACCAGCACCAGCCTGCTCAACCCGGAGCAGATGAAGGAATTCACGCTCGCCAACCTGCAGAACCTGAAGACGCCCTACGGGCGCCAGTATCTGGCCTGGGCGCAGTCCTACGGGCCGCTGTGGGGGCTGACGTGATCACCCTGCACCTGGGCGTCATCGACCAGCCCTACACCAGCTGGGACGGCGGCAAGAAGGCGGCCAACCCGAAGCGCCGCGGCAAAGCCGGGCCCCCGCCCACGAAGGTCCGTCCGCCGGTCACGACAGCCATGGTCGCCCGCTGGCTGGAGGACCGCTACCACGTCATGGAGATATTCTATGAGGTCGACGGCGGGGTGCAGGCTGCACTGCGGGAGTCGATAGAAGACGCCATGGAGAGCACGCTGATGGGCGCGCCAGTGGGTGCAAACCCCTTCCTCGGCGCCACCAGCGAGATCCAGAAGCGGTTCAAGCAGTTCATCAGCAACCGGACCATGGAGACGCTGGGATATCCCGGCGTGCCGACACGGGCGGCGCTGATGGGCGTGAACAGCCGGCTGAAGAAGCGCCGCGGCAAGCGGCGGCCGTCGTTCCGCGACACCGGGCTGTACCAGGCCTCGTTCATGGCCTGGGTGGACTGAGGCATGTCGGCCAGCGAGTCCGCGCGGGCGCGCCACCAGATGGCGTCCACGATCCAAGCCGGCGAGCGCGTGCTCTCGGAAAAGCAGACGATCGCATTCACGAAATACGTGCGCCTGGCGCTGCCGATCGACGGCTCGGTGTTTTGGGTCAGAGCCGACCTCGCCAGCCCATCGGCGCTGTTCAATGCGCACCGGTTCAACGCCGTCTCCTACAACGCCGTGCCGGATCAGATCTACTCTGCGCCGGTCGTGGTGGCGCATGGCTCGCTGCACTACATGAGCCAGGCGGTCCAGGAAGAGGGCGATAGCGCCGCACTGAATCGCGTGCTGTTCACCAGCGAGGAAGAGATCAAGGACTTCAGCGATATTTCGCCCACGGTAATGTATATTGGCGACTGGCAGGACATACGTTTTAGCTTCGCGCAGCGCGGCATGTATTACGAGCAGGCAAAAATCCACCACTACGAGGGCAACGCGATCCTCTCGACGATGGAGACGCAGATCATCGACGATCTGTTGTCGTTCTCGCCGGATCAAGTGGTCTCCAATTCGCTGCCGATCTGGCTGGACTTGATGAACCCCTATATCCCGATGCTTGGCCTGGGCGGTCTGCCCTGGCCCATTCTTCCGTCGTTCCTGGTGCCGGCCGACCTACCGCCGCCGTTCGTTTCGGTGCATGTTTTCCCCGAATCGACGCAGGCGATCAGCTCCGCGCCGATCATCAACCGCACCCAGAGCCGCAGCCAGCTTGTGCGGGAGAAAGTGCGGCTGACGACCTATGGCCTGCGCAACGCCGCGGTGCTGGACCTCTGCGACTACGTGCAGTGGCAGTTCCAGAATTCCGCCAAATTGGGCATCATGAACATGCCAGTGCCGCGCGATGAAAAGCAGCCGCAGATCGAGATGGGTGTGCTGGCGCAGAAGAAGACGATCGAATACGAGGTAAATTACCTCCAGGCGACAGCGCGCGACATGGCGAGGCAGATGATCCTCTCTGCGTTCGTCGCATATATACCCCAGGCGGGCGTGACGCCTGACCCCGGCACCGCCCGCTGGAACGAATTCTTTTGGAACAGTGAGGCCACCTGGTCATGACGATCGCGCCCGGCAACCTAGCCACTGCTCAGGACGTCAACGCGGAGCTGCAAGCGCGGCTGTTGCGGGCGGCGAACCTCGCAGATGTGCCGAACATGCCCGCTGCACGAGGCAATCTCGGGCTGGGCGGCATGGCGACGCAGAACCCAGCAGCGGTGGCCATTACAGGTGGCACCATCAACGGCGTGGCCATTACAGGTGGCACCATCAACGGCGTGGCGATCGGCGGCAGCGTTCCTGCCGCTGCGCTCCTGGACACCAAAATCGCGCTTGGTCTCTACACGCTGCCGAGCGTGACCCGCATGTGGTCGGGCGGCGTCACGTCATCCTCTGCCGTGGTCAACTACGACGTGATCGGCACGGACCCGGCGACGGATGCGGCAACTGTGGGCCTTGTGGTCAGCGTGAACGCCAATCTTTCATCGCCGGTGTTTGTCTCGGCAAATACTGCGCCGGTTGCGTCACTTGGCTTCAGCGCCGCTTACTTCACCGGGACGTTCACCGCGACCGGGCTTGCGCCCGATACCGCATATTTCTACTCCGCGCGGATCAATGGGGTTGCTTCCGGCACTGTCGGCCAGTTCCGCACCGCTCCTACCAACGGCACGGCCAAGCGGTTCAACTTCATCGTCGGCTCCTGCACCAATGGGGCATTCCAGCTTGGCGATCCCTACGCCCCCGTCGCCGCACTGTCGCCTGCCTTCGCGGTTCACTGCGGCGATATGGACTATTCCGATATCATTCTGAACGACCCTCGCGCCCCGCGGGACCGCAACACGCGCGCTTGGCGGGGCTTTCGCGGGGTGGCCGGCATGACTCAGACAGTGCCTATAGTCTACATGCCGGATGACCATGATTTCGGCCCCGATGATAATCATTGGGATATTGCTACCGCCACCAAGGTAACTCACGCGCAGATCGGCGCAAATACGCGCCTTGTCGTGCGCGAAACCACCCCGCGCTATCCTGATTGGAATGCCGGGGTGCTATCGCAGTCGTGGACCTGGGGGCGGGTGCGGTTTATCATGCCTGATTTGAGGAGCCAGCGACGCTACGTGAACGGCGGCCCGACCTTTTTGGGCGATGGGGCCGATCCGCCAACCGGATACGACCACCTCGCGGCCGTGCTGGCGGCAATCGACCAGGCGGCGACTGACGGCATGAAGATGTTGGTGTTTATTAGCACAAGCACATGGACGCCATCAATTCTTGATAGCTGGGACCGATTCAACTCGGCCGAACAAGAGACGCTGGCCAATAAGTTCCGCAACTCGCCTGTGCATGTGATGCTTATTACTGGTGACACGCACGTTGTGGTGGCAGATGATGGGACTAACACCGACCGCTCCACGCTAAAAGATGGAAAACTGCCGTTCTTCACGTCCTCGGGTTGGAATATCGGGACGCTGAGCCCCGTTTCTGCAATCTTCACCTGGAACGGTGTTGACGGCGATGCGGCTGCTGGGCTCGGCAACGGCACGGCGTTTCTAAATGTTTCAATCGAGGATGACGGCGGCGATAATATCGCATGGCAGGCAGATTTTCGTGGTGCCCCGTTAGCCGGGCCCGCGTCGACCTTGCTAACGAGCCATCGCAGCAACGACGTTGCTGTGGCGGTTGGTTTCCACGCCGCAAGCACCCTCACAATCGAAACTCTGCGTGCCGCAACAGTACAGGTGCAAAAAAACTGGTTCGGGCCTATTCCCGGTTGCACGGTCAACTACGCCTGGGCCAGCGGCCCCAGCGGAGTTTTGACCTTCGATCCTAACCGGAATACCGCAGATATCCAGCGCGCTTATACCGATGGGGCTCCAGACACGGTAACGCTCAGCGGTCCGGTGCGATGCGCGCTAGGGGTCAACACAGCGCGCATTGTCAACTGGATCACTCTGGAAGCGGAAACATCTGCATGGCTGGCTGAGGTGACAGTTCGGCCAAACGATGAACAAGTTTTTGCGCTCAACGAGTTCATCGCGGGGCTAAAAACTGACAGCGTTTGGTCTCAGGTGCTTAAACTTTATTGGCTCGGGGCGCATACCCAGCAGGCCAGTCTGATTGAATTTAAGGCGCCAGGGACCGGGGCGATTGTTCCAAACGGCGCTGTCAACTTCTCGGCCAAAGCTGGTTGGCGCGGTGAAAACATCGGCGGCGCAAATAAGGCACATCTTGAAACGGGATATGCAATCCCGGCTGGCAACCAGAATAGCATGGCCGCTTTCTTGCGCTACACCACCACGCTAAGCTCCGGGAATGGAGATTTTGGCGGGGAAAAATACCTCATCAACTCTAACGGGGCTTTGTTAACTTTTGATTTCCGCACCCGATCTTCTTCCACCACTTCCAATAATTTAATTCAAAGCGCGTCACAAATCGGGAGCTTTGGCATGAGCCGCACCGGCAGCGCAAACTACAAGAAGTTCGTGAACGGGGTGGCGGTGGAAACTGTAACCCAAGTCAGCACCGCACCAGATGCGACAACCATGTGGTTCTGTGGATGGAACTCCATCATTCCAGCCAGTCGTCAATCGGGTGGGCGGCGCGTAGCAATGGGCATGATCTCCGCCGGGCTGACGGACGCCGACGTGCTGCTTTACCACAACCGCGAAACGACCTTCCTTCAGGCGGTTGGAATTATCCCATGAGTGCCACCCCCATGCAGGAGCTATTCTGATGAGCACCCGTAAAAGCCAGCGCGTCGACCGCGGGGCGGCTGGCAGAACATGACGGCGATCGTCGCTGCGTTCCGCAGCTGGCGGATCGTGCATGCATGCATTCCAGCATTTGTCCAGGACATTGCGGAAGCAGAGTGCATCGCATCGCCGGGCGTGGTATCGGCGAGTTCCTGATCGTCATCAGCGCAAGGAGCGCCACCCATGCCTCAGAATCCCTCCCAAGTCCTCGTCGGAATGCGCAACGGCATTCCCATGACGCTGGCAGTCGACAGCGCCGGCGCGCTGATCGTCACCCAGGATGCGCCTGTTGTCACGCTGACGGTCACGGAGACGCTCGGCACCATCGCGGTGAGCGGCACATTCCAAGTGGCGATGGCCGCCAACCCTGCGCGCGCTGTCGGGGGCTCGATCAGCAACCACGGCGCAGCATTGATGCTGGTCGCGTTCGGCACCACCGCGGCCGGGCGCGGCGTCCAGGTCATCCCCGGCGGCACGCTGTTCCTCGCCAGCGTGTTCCCGACCGAGCCGTTCCTCGGAATTGTCTCCATCACGGGCACCGACACCCAGACGTTCACCTCGACGCAGCTGACCCGCGTCGTCACCTGATGACTGCCGGCGGCATCCCTCCGGGGCTGTCGCCGCGCATCCCTGATCGCACAGCCCCTGGAGGCTCCGCCCATGGCCAACCAAATCGTCACGGTCAACGTCTCCCAGACGATTGCACCGGCGCCATCCACCCTGCAGCGCACCGGCGCATTCGTCAGCCAGGGCGGCACCACCACCGCTGCGGGCACGACGACCCTGCTGAGCGCGGTGGGCGACCTGGCTGCCATCCTGCGGCCGCTCGCGGCCATCACCTCGATGACTTGGTCGGGCAGCGTCGTGACCGTCACCACCGCTGCGCCGCACGGGATGACGATCGGTAACGTGCTCAGCATCTCCATCGCTGGCGTCACACCCGTGGCGTACAACGGCGTCGACCGCGTTTGCACCGTGACTGGTGCCAGCACCTTCACATTCCCGCTGGCCGCGACCCCCGGCGTTGTCACGATCCAGGGCTCCTGGGCACCTGTCGGCCGCTCCAACCTGATCGCGATGAACGCCACTTTCTTCGCGCAGGGCACAGCGGTCAGCGTCTATGTGCTCGAGCTGGGCAACGTGACGAACGTCAACGCCGTGGTCGCACTGCAGGCGTTCATCGCTGCCAGCGTGCCCCAGGAAATCTACGCCTACCTCATCCCGCGCACATTCCCGGCTGAGCCCACCTTCCACTCGTACATGGCGACTTTCTCATCCACCACATCGAAAACCTACTTCTGGGTCACGATGACGACGGCGAATTACACCAGCTTCAACGACACGATGAAGGGCGTCGTCGGCTTGATCGAAGCGCCGCTGACGCCGGTGACGGAGGTATCCCTGGCCGCGGCCTTCTACTCCTGGTTGAACAACAACCCCAGCAGCACAAACAAGGTGGCGCCGGCCGCGTTCCGGTATCTCTACGGGGTGACCGCATATCCCCTGCGCGGCAACCACGCGCTGTTCAACACGCTCAAGGCGGCACACGTCAATTGGGTCGGGACCGGCGCTGAGGGCAGGATCACCAACACCGTGCTGCTGTGGGGCACGACGATGGACGGCCGCGATGCGAGCTACTGGTATTCGGTTGACTGGACGCAGATCAACGTGGCGATCGACCTGGCCAATGACATCATCAATGGCAGCAACAACCCGATCAACCCGCTCTACTACGACCAGAACGGCATCAACCGGCTGCAAGCGCGCGCGCAGGCCACGATGAATCGCGGCATCTCCTACGGCCTGGTGCTGGCGCCGGTCACGGTGGAGGCGGTGGACTTCCCCTCCTACGTGCTCACCAACCCCAGCGACTATTCGATCGGCAAATACGCAGGCATGTCGGTGACGTACACGCCAGCGCGCGGCTTCATCGAGATTATCTTCAACGTCAACGTGACCGACTTCCCGGCAGCCTAATCCGCTGCGTCGCACCCACCAGGAGCACACACGATGGCCGCCAACCCGCTGCAGGACCAGGGCACGCTGAACCGCATCCGCGGCTCGTTGGTGCTGGCCGCTTTCCCCACCCTCAACGTGACGGCCGCCTTTTTGGGCAAGGCCGGCATCTCGCTGGCGCTCCAGGGCGAGTCCACGCTGTTCATCCCCACGATGACAGGCGCGGTCACCAGCCCCGAGCCCTACATGATCGCAAACCTGACCGTCCACCTGCTAAAGACCCAGCAGCTGGCCGTGCTCTACAAGCAACGGATGGAGCTCGACGCTCGCCTGGGGCAGATGCAGCTAATCCCCGATGCGTCCAACTTCCAGAACTACGACTTCTTCAACACCGCGATCGCATCGGTGCGTGAAATGAGCATGGCCGGCGACGATCCCGGCTTCGTCGTGTCGATCCATGGCTACTACAACGTCAATTCGACCATGTGGAACCTCATCTGAGGGGGGGCGGACCATGCGTATGGACGAGGAGCTAAACCTCATCATCCCGATTCCCCGCGGCGCGCACGAGATATTCGTTCACGTCGCGCCGCTGTCGCGCCAGGTGTTTGAGGCGCATTGGCTTGTGCTGGGCAAAACGTTTGCCGTCATCAACGCCGAGGGCTTGTCGGTCATCGCCGGGCCCCGGCTGGCCGCCTTGGCGCTCAAAGACGTGGCCAAGGCGATGCAGGTTTGGGACGGCGCCGAGGGCGTGGAGCGCAGCCTGGTGGCCGAGATGGCGCGTCTGTCCAATGTCGTGCAGCCCGGCGACAACGGCTGGGCCTCGCTGCCGCTCACCGTGGCGGTGCAACAGGGCGTTTTCAGCGAGCGCGAGAAGTCCGAGGTGATGGGCGCCGTCGTGTTTTTTACGGTGCTCTCTGCCATGCACCGCCCGAAATCGCTGGCAGCGCTGCTGAAGAGCACGGGCGACCTCTGGGGCACCCGGACCACCTCGTCCAACTCTACGGACTTCGCCGCTTTCTTGCCGATATCGACCGCGGCCGCGAATACTGGCGCGACGGAACCGGCCATCTAGGCGCAATCCTCGACTGGCAGGCGACATCGGGGTGGCCTGAATTCGCGCTGCAAGCAGGCCTTGAGGACTATGCCAACGCGCATCATTACCGGCAGCGATATCTGGTCGCCGCGGCAGCCGGCAGGGGGTTTTGATGGCGACCAGCATTTTTGAAGTCCAGGTCGACGACGAAGCCTTCAAGAAGTTCAGCGAGGACTTCGCAAAATACACGATCGCCATCGACAAACTGCCGATGGCATGGGGACGCATCGAGGCTGCGATCGCCGGCGTCGGTGACCGCATCGACGCGCAAACCGATTCGCTGTCCAAAGTGATCAGCGCGACCAACAAGACGGTGGACGGCCAGCGCGACTACAACCGCGCGCTGCGCGAGACGGCTGGCAGCTGGGGCTCCATCGTCCACTGGACGCGGCTGGCGATGCAGAACGGCCGCCAGATGCTCGGCATCTACGGCGCGATCAGCAGCCGCATCACCACCGCGGCTGTGGGCTTGCTCAAATGGGCCACCGTGGGCGCCATGGGCGCGGGCCTGGTGGGCGCCGGCGGCTTGTGGGGCGTATCCTCCCTGGCCAGCGGTGCAGGCGCCACACGCCGCACCAGTCAGGGCCTGGGGCTGGAGCCGGGCGAGCTGCGTGCGTACGAGACCAACTTCGGCACTGCGTTCGACCCGCGCAGCGTGCTGGGCAACCTGTCGAGCGCCAGGAACGACCCCGATCGGCGATGGGCGCTGCTCTCGATGGGACTGGACCCTGTCGCCAGCACCGGGGAGCTGGGGCAGCAGGCGCCGCTTAGGGCGAAGCAAATCTACGAGGAAGGCGGGCAGTCGCTGTCCTACGCCCGTGCCCGCGGCCTGCTCGAGATTTTCTCGGAGGAAGACCTCCAACGACTGCACGCGATGACGGTGCAGGAGATCGAGTCCAGCCGGCTCATGGTCGAGCAGGACCGGGTTCGCATGACGGTGTCGGACGCGCTGGCGCGGCGGTGGCAGAGCCTCAGCGCGCAGTTCGACCGGGCGGGCCATGTGGTCCAGACGGTGTTCCTCGACAAGCTGTCGCCGCTCGCACCCGAGATCGAGAAGCTGTCTGACGCGTTCACCGAGGCGGTGAAGACCGCGCTCTCGATCGACGTGATGCGGTCGGCGATCAACGTGCTGGCCACCGGCATCCGCAGCGCGGGCGACTACATCAGCTCTAACGACTTTCTCGAGGACATCCGCCAATTCGGCAGGGTGGTCGAGTCCGTCTGGCGCGCGGTGTCGCGGGTGGCATCCTGGATCGATGGGCTGTTCGGCGGGCGCGCGGGGACGGTAGGCGCTGCCGGCGGCGCGGGGACGGTAGGCGCTGCCGGCGGCGCGGGGACGGTAGGCGCTGCCGGCGGCGCGGGCACCTTCGAAGTCGATGCCGGGCTGGCTCAATCGGGCCAGTGGGCGGGCTACGTAGCCCGGCGAGGCGCACGCGCAGGCATGAGCCGCGAGACGATGGGCGCTTCCTTCCTGGAGCAGTGGAGCACTGGCTCAGTGCCAGGGGTGAACCTGGAGCATCTGGACGCTGCCTCGTGGCTGGCCATGAGCCGCGCCGCCGGCACACCGTTCGGCGATATCGAGGCGCGCCGCGGGCTGCCGTCCGGTCTGCTCGACAGGATATGGCAGCGCGAGTCCGCTCGCGGGACGCAATTGCAGGCCAGCAGCGCCGGCGCGTTGGGCCACTTCCAGTTCATGCCTGCCACCGGCGCGCAATACGGGCTCAGCCGCCCCGAGCACTTCAACGACCTGGGCCGGTCCAGCGAGGCGGCCGGCAGCTATATGCAGGACTTGATGTCCCGCTATCAGGGCGACCTGGCGAAAGCGACGGCTGCATACAATTGGGGGATGCGCCACGTCGACACTGCGGTGCAGGAGCACGGCGAGAATTGGCGTCTTAGCCCCCGCATGCCGCGCGAGACGCGCGACTACCTGGCAGCCGTGGTCGACCCGATTATCGAGCGGCTGCGGCGCGATGAACGCGAAGGGCGCGACGTCGGTCGCGGCACCGGCCAAACACCGCCGCGTGTGGACGTGCGCATCGAAAATCAGACGGGCGCGCGCGTGGCGGTCACGGGTGCAGCGGTGAGGGCGCAATGAGCGGCAGCGCCTTCACCTCGATCGGGCGAGAGATCTTCAAGCTCGGCTACGAGATCAGCCCCGTCATCCTGACCGGCACGAGTCGCGTGACAGAGTTTGTGCCGACCGGCGTGCTGCCGATCATCGCGCTGACGGAGTCGATCAACTTCATCCGCGGCATCATGGGCGGCGCGGACAACCTGGCGCTGAACGACTTCTTCGGCCACTTCGAACCGCTGCCGGGCGGCACGCTGATCGCCAACCGGGTGGGTGACTATCCATTCGCGAACCAGCAGGTGGCAGCCAACGCGATCATCTCCGATCCCCTGCGAATCTCGCTGCGCATGATCTGCCCAGCCCGCGGCCCGGGCGGCTACATCACCAAGTTGTCTACAATGACCGCGCTGCGCGCCACCCTAAACCTGCACAGCACGACCGGGGGCACATATATCGTCGCGACGCCGGCGTTCATCTATACCAACTGCCTGCTCACCGACCTGCGCGACATCACGCAGAGTTCCGGCCGCCAGGTGCAGGCGGAATTCCAGTTCGATTTCACCCGCCCGTTGATCACCGAGGACGACGCGCTCGGCGCACTCAACGCGCAGATGGCGCCGATCGCCAGGGGCGTTCTGACTACGGGCGCGTCCAGCGGTGCGGCGCTCACTGTCGGCCAGGCCTTGGCCGGAGCCGCGGCGTCTGTGCTGTCCGCGGCGCAAAACGTGATCGGCGCAGGCGTCCTGCCGGGCGCCGCGGAGGTTCCGCTGATATGAGCACGGTGCTCGTTCCCTTCCTGCCGACGCCGACGACACCATTCCAGTTCCAGGCGGTGCTGGACGGCCAAGCGTACACGGTGGTGGTGACGTGGAACCTGTTCGGCCAGCGCTGGTACGCCAACATCTACTCCGACGATGCCGTCCTGCTGCTCGCGATCGCCATGGTGGGGTCGCCGCTGGACCGGGATATCAGCCTGACCGCCAACTACACAGCGACGAAACTGGTCTGGCGACCGGCGCGCGGGCAGTTCGAAGTCATCGACCCGTGAGGTCGCGCGCGTGCGCTACTACCTGATCAACATCGTGCGTCCTGCAGCGCCGGCGGCGGCAGGCAGGCCAGCGGTGACGGGCGTCGTGCTGCGGTCCTATCGCGCCCAAAGCCCGGCAGGGTTCGTGCTGCCGAACGCCCTGGACGTTGATTTCGACATTCCGGTCACCAGTTTTGCCACCCCAATGGGCGGCGGCCATGTGCGGATTTACGGCATCGACCTCGACACTCTGATCCAGGCGAGCAACTTCAACCTCATGAACATCGAGGTGTTCGGCGGCATGCAGCGCGGCTTGCCCCTGGCAAAACCCGCACAGGCCGGGTTGCTGATGACAGGCACGATCCAGCAAGCGTTCGGCAATTGGGTCGGCACGGACATGACGCTGGAGCTGATCTACTCTGCTGGCGCAACCCTGCCGGAAGTTCCGATCAACTTGACCATCAACTGGGAAGCCGGCCGCAGCCTGGCCGACGCGCTGCGCGCCACCCTGCGCGCGGCATTCCCGCCACCCTACACGCTGACGATCAACATCAGCCCGCGCCTGGTGCTGCCGCATGTCCAGCCGGGCTACTACGCGACGATGCTCCAATTTGCGACTTTTGTGCGGAACATCAGTCTCGGCATCATCCGCGACCGCGGCTATGCCGGTGTCCAGATCTCCTTGCGCGGCACGGAGTTCGTCATCCAGGACGGCTCGACGCGCACTCCGCCCAAGGCGATCATGTTCAACGACCTGGTGGGCCAGATCGTCTGGCTGTCAGCCAACACGATTTCGGTCACCACCGTGATGCGCGGAGACCTCCAGCCGGGCGATTTCGTGGCGCTGCCGCCGAACCTCGCATTCCTCCAGAGCCTGACCACGGCGCAGTCGCAATCGCAGGCGCGCGCGCGCGATGCATTTGCTGGCATGTTCCAGATCAATAACGCCCGCCACACCGGCCGGTTTCGCGCGTCCAGCGGAATGTCGTGGGTGACCACGTTCCAGATGGTGAAGATGTTGGCCAATGTCTGACGCATATCTGCGCAAACCTCTCGGCCAAAGCCTCAACGACCTCAGCAGACAGCGAGCGCTCGACGCGATCCAGCTGCTCGGGAAGGCGCTGCCGGCGTCGATCGTGGCTGTGAACAAGGCGGGCGCCATCGTGACCGTCAAATTCGAGCTCGGCGCCATCCCCTTCACTCTGCCGCGCGTGAAGGTGCCGGTGCTGACCAGCGAATACATCCGCGCGCCCCTGCCGGTGGGCTGCCGCGGTTTCGTCATTCCGGCTGACGCCTACCTCGGCGGCATGTCAGGCCTGGGCGGAGGCACTGCCGACCTCACCCAGCAGAGCAACCTCGGCGCGCTGGTGTTCGCGCCGATCGGGAACCTCGGGTTCCAGGACGTGGGGCCAAACGTGGTCACGCTCTACGGCCCGGGCGGCGTGACGATCCGCGACAGCGGAGGCACCTGCAAGATCGAATTGACCCCCGCCGGCATCGTCATCACTCTGCCGGGCGGCGGAAATGTCACCGTGGTGGGCGGCGACGTGATAGCCGACGGCATCAGCCTGAAGACGCATCGCCACTCGGCGGTCCAGCCAGGCGGCGGAACATCGGGACCACCGACATGAGGACGTACGGACGCCTGCCACCGGACGCGACTGGCTACAAGCAGTGGGTCGAGATCCAGTCCCAGGACAATGGGTCGGACGACTATGTATTCGTGACCACGCTCTGCCAGTGCCTACTGCTGATCCTGGGCGAATCGCCGTTCTTTGCGAACCACGGCATTCCGTCCGAGCAGTCGATCATCCAGCAGATATTCCCCGACTTCTACGTGTTCCAGACGCAACGACAGTTCGCGCCCTACTTTGCGTCGGTGATCATCACCAGGATGCCTGAGCCGACTCCTACCTATCGGGTGAACATCGTCACCAACTACGGCACGACGATCCAGCAGGAGATCGCGATATGAGCGACAGCTTTCCCACATTGGTCACGGCGGCCGGGCTGCAGCCGCAGTCGCCGATCGTCATCCGCCAGGCGCTGATTGACCGGGTGGCCAGCACGAACCCCGGATACACCGCGAACCTGCCGGGCTCCTTGATCGAGGACATCGCCAGCACTGACGTGGCTGCAATCGCTCTGGCTGATGCAGCGCGCGTGGAGCTGGTCAACAGCCTCACGCCGTATGGCGCTAATGTCTTTTTACTGCGGCAGCTGGGTAACATCTACGGCGTCCCGCTGGGCCGGAACAGCACGACCAGCGTTCAGGTGACTTTCACCGGATCGGTCGGCTTCGTGATCTCAGCCGGGTTTGTGGTCAGCGATACCATCCGCCAGTACGTGGTGCAGACCGGCGGAGTGATCGGCACGGCAGGCCAGTCGGCCAGCATCTTCGCGCTGGCCACCGAACAGGGCTCTTGGGCTGTGCCGCCCGGAACCGTCGACCAGATGGTGACTTCGGTTCCGGCCGAAGTGACCCTGGCCGTCAGCAACCCTACCGCTGGGCTGCCAGGCATCGGCGCGCAGACGACGGAGCAATACCGCGCGCAGGTGCTGCAAGCGGGGCTCGCGGTCAGCCAGGGCATGCCGACGGCGCTGCGCACCGCGCTGCAGGCTGTGGAGGGTGTGCAGGCGCGGCTGGTCTCGGTGCGCCAGAAGGCGAGCGGCTGGGAGGTGATCTGTGGCGGCGGCGATCCCTACCAGGTGGCGTACGCCATATTCATCGCGCTTTTCGACATCAGCACGCTGGTCGGCAGCACCATCGCCATCACCGACGTGACACAGGCCAACCCTGGGGTGGTGACGACCGACCTGAACCACGGCTACATCACCGGCGATCCGGTCACGATCGCTGACGTGGTCGGCATGACCGCGCTCAACGGCAACACGTACACAGCGACGGTCATCACCCAGAAAACCTTCTCGATCGGCGTCAATACGACGGCCTTTGGCGCATATGTGAGCGGGGGCATCTGCACACCGAACGATCGCAATCAGGCAGTCGACATCTTCGATTTCCCCGACACATACATCATCCGCTACGTGCAGCCGCCGCAGCAGGTGGTCGATATCTCAGTGACCTGGAACACGACCAGCACAAACCTGGTGCCGCCCGCGGCCGTGGCGCAGTTGGGCTCGCCGGCGCTGGTCGCCTACGTAATGGACGTGGTCGTCGGCCAGCCGATGAACCTGTTCGAGCTGCAAGTGGTCTTCGCCAATGCTGTGGCTTCGCTGGTGCCTGCCTCGCAGCTGACGCGGATGATCTTCGCTGTCTCGATCAACGGCATCGGCGTTCCGCCCAGCGCCGGCACAGGCATCATCGCAGGCGATCCCGAGAGCTACGTCTACAGCGACGCCACGCACATCGACATCGTCCAGGGCTGATCTCGACGTGCTGCGCAGCGGTGGCGCAGCGGTGGCGCGGCGGAAACTCTATGCAGTCGTGCCGCAATCGGGATAAAGAAGGCCCGCATCCTGGCGGGAGACAGTCGCGTGTCCATTATCCGATTCAGCAACAACGCCGCGTCCACCCTGGCGGGATCAATCAGCAACGTCGCCACCACCTGCAATCTGGCGCCTGGCACCGGGGTGCTGTTTCCCAACCCCAGCGTCGGCCAATACTTCGTCATGACGTTGATCGACGCGGTCACGAAGCTGCTGCGCGAAGTGGTCCACGTTACCGTCCGATCAGGCGATGCGCTGACCGTCGTGCGCGCGCAGGAAGGCACTACCGCGCTGAGCTGGACTGCGGGCGACATCGCGGCCAACCTCAATACCAAGGGCACGATGGAGGCGATGGCGCAGCTGGCAGCCACGCCAGGGCGACTGCTCGGCACACTGGCGGTCACCTCCAACGGCGCTGTCGCACTGCCAGCCGGCACCAACCGGATCTTGGTCGAAGGCGTGGGCGCCGGCGGCGGGGGGGGTGCAGCTGATGTCACGGCCGTGGGGGAGTTCGCACCCGGCCCGGGCGGCGGCAGCGGCGGCTGGGGCAAGGTCGAAGTCGCCAGCGGCCTGACCTCCCTGGTGGCCACCATCGGGGTCGGCGGCGCCGGCGGCGTCATCGGCATCAGCAGCGGCAACGGGGCGGCCGGCACCGTCACAACCCTGGTCGGGACCTTCGGGTCCATCACATTTCCCGGTGCTCTGGGCGGCCTCGGGGTGACTGGGATCGTGCCGCCCGGCGCGGTCGGCGGCGGCGGCGCAGGGGCGTTGGCCAGCCAGAGCGGCGGCACAGCGCTGTATCTCGCCGGCGGCGATGCTGGCGGAATCGGCCAGGCATTCAGTCCGGGCAACGGCTTCTCCGGGTCGGGTGCAAATTCGAGCTACGGCACTGGCGGCGGCGAAGCGGGAACATCGTCCTCTGGCGCTACGGCCACCGGCAAAGGCGCGGGCGGCTCAGGCGGCATGAATCTTCAGAGCGAAGTGGTCGCGCGGGCAGGCGGCGCTGGAGCACCGGGACTGCTGCTGATCAGCTGCTACTCGTAGGGACGATGCCATGACAGGTTTTCCGAACAGCCAGAGCAACCCCGTCGGCGCCATTCCAGTCTACGTAACCAGTGGAGACCCCTCGTCCGCGATCGCCGATGTTTCGACCACGGTTGGAACAGCAAGCTCGGTCGTGCTGGCGGCTTTTCCGTCGCGCCGATACCTGTTTATCCAGGCGTCAAACCCCGGCACTGGCGTGTGGTTCAACATGACCGGCGGACCGGCGGCTTTCGGACAACCAGGCACCATCTATTTGGGACCGGGACAGTCGTACGAAAGCGGACCCGTCATCTCCAGTGGCCAGGTGCGGATGTCGGCGAGCGTCGGGTCGTCCCTCGTCACGATCCTGGAGGGCTGACCCATGCCGATTTTTGGTGGCTTCGAACAGATGCCGCGTGACCTGAAAACCGCCAGCTACACAATCGTCTCTGGCGACCGCGGCAAGATCATCGAATACACCGGGTCCGTTGCCGCTACGATCACGCTGACCGCAGCGGCGACGTTGGGGGCCGGCTGGTATTGCATCCTCAAGCACAGCGGCACCGGAACCACAGGAGCAACTAAGAGGCTCGCTATTAGCGGCACGCTGGACGGTGTGGTCAACCCGGCGGTGTATCCTGGCGACACGCGGATCATCCAATCGGACGGCACTAACCTTACCTCGATCCTGCTGGTGGGCGGGTTCATTCAGCTTGCTGCGTCGGACAGCACCTTCACATTCACCAGGCCGACTGGTGCGAGGGAGTTCAGCGTGTTTGCTGTCGGCTCCGGTGGGGCTGGCGGTTTCGGCGGCACCTACGCGGCCGGGTCGGGTTCCGGTGGTGCCGGCGGTGGCGGTGCCGGCAGTAACTACATGCTGTTCAATGCATCTGACGTGCCGGCCAGCGTGACGGTCATCGTCGGCGCGACGGCTGCCGGCGGGCAGTCTGGCGTAACGCCGACTGGTGGCACGATTGCCGGGCAGGGTGAGCGCGGTGGGGTGACTAGCTTCGGCACGCTGGCCTATGCGGGCGGCGGTGGTGGTGGGGCGCCTGGGGTGCTGGGCAGCGCCAGCGGTGGTGGTGGTGGCGGCGGATTTGTCAGTTTTACTAGTCTGTTCGGCACCAATGCGGCCGGTGGTGCAGGGGTGGCCAGTTTAGGCAATGGGGGCTTAGGCGCTCCCGGTAATATCGCGAGTAATACCGTGCGCGGAGGCGGAGGAGGCGGCGGCGGAGGCGCTGTCGGCGGATCTTTCACAGGAGGAACTTCCTATTTGGGCAACTCTGGTGGCGGCAGCGGGGGAGATAGTGGTGAGAGCGCCCATGTCTGCAACCCTTGGTGTGGCTGTGCCAAGCGGCCCCAGACTCTATCAAGGCAAAGTCGACGCACGCGTTTGTGGGCAGTAGCAG